TTTGTTAAATTCTGGAGGTTATCCTGCTTATAAAGCCCAAACATACATATACACCCAAGCAGTAGGTCATATACAAGGATATACCGCTCCCTATTCATTTATTATGGGTAGGAGATGGAATTATGTTAAGAAAGATATTAAATATCACAATTATAGTTGTTTAAATAGACTTGGTAAAATTGATTACAACAATATAGATCAGGAATATAAAGAACTAACTAAAAAAGCGATACAATGGGTTAGGGACGTTAAAAATAATGGTTCCGAATGGAGCGTTAATCCACCTTCCCGCAACGAACTGTATCCCAACATGTGTGTAGATTCTGGTGTTTGGAATACAGAAAAACAAAAAATAGCAGATAATATTGGGGAAATAACATCTATTTGGAATATTGGTATTAAACATCGTAATAAAGCATTATTAAAGGATATTACTAGTTGGAGGGATCGTCGTTGCACAACAGAGAATCTGGAAATTAATGGAGTAAGAACTAACATAATCGACCGTATTATGGATATAAACCGTCAGAGTAAAGAGAAAATATGGCCCCAATTAATTAAAAAGAATACAAACGATTGGAAAAACTCAAGTAATGAAGTTTTTGTAGATTTTGAAACCCTAGCAGATATTTTTTCTGATTTTAATAATTTACCTAATCAAGATTCTACAGATATTATTTTTATGATTGGGGTGGGTTGGGAAGAAAATGGTAAATGGTGTTACATAAATTACATCTGTAATACGGCCACATATTCGGAAGAGTATCGTATTATGGATGAATTTATGCAATTTCTAAAGAAACGGGGAAATCCCAAGGTTAATTTTTGGTGTGCAGAAGATCGTTTCTGGAATATCGCAGAAAGCAGACAATTTGACATAGCCTGTAAGAACCAAAATACTGAACGTAAAGACAATATATCTAATAATTGGAAGATTGAAAAGTGGTGTGATCTATATCAGGTATTTCAATCTGAACCAATTGTTGTTAAGGACTGTTTCAAATTCAGTCTTAAACATATTGCAACGGCAATGAAGAAACATGGTATGATTTCTGTATCCCTAGATACGATCTGCACTTCTGGTCTTAGTGCAATGATAAAGGCTTCAAAATGTTATGAAGTTAGCGAAGATCCCGCTAACTGTGGTACAATGAGAGATATTTCTAAATACAACGAATTTGATTGTAAAGTATTATGGGAAATTGTTACATATTTAAGAAATAATCATTGTTAATTTTAATTTAATTCTTATTATTATAATAAATGAGTCGAAGATATAATTATAAAGATAGTGGTCAACTAATTTTACGTAGTCAGTCAGGATCTGAGCAGGCCTGTGACGCTGAAGGAAGACAAAAATTACCTTTGGGTTATGACTGTGAAGATACATTATTTTCCGTAGGTTACGACGAGCCTACTAAGGCACAGAGAGAAGCGACCGCTAGGGACACGATGAAGGGGTATTATTATTCTAATTGGTTTGGAGGGGGTTCAATATGTGATGGTGGTTTTACGAGACCAAAATGTGATCATGAAGATCCTCACTACTGTGACAGACACAATATTCCTTTTAGTTTTGGTGTAAAAGCAGGAACAAAATGTTCAACCTAAAATTTTTAAACTTTTTAGTTTAAAAATGATACCCGCGGCGGGACTCGAACCCGCAACCTCAAGATTAGAAGTCTTACGCGCTATCCAATTGCGCCACGCGGGCTGTTATATTAAACATACATTCTTTTAAGTCGACGAATTTTTAGCCATACCTATTAGAGCACAGGCCATTCTACCCCCAGCATTACCAGTCGTGAGACTACCCTCATGTACTTTTGGATCTATTATTTCTCCGTTTGGCCCCAAACCTCCTTTACCAAGATCATCGATGCCATCGTGGATTACAACACTTTTACCTATAATAGAATTAGTGACATTACCAAATAATTGAATTCTTGTATCATTATAGGAATATTTAAATTCTCCATTATCATCAGGAAAAATATTATTAATTAGATCTCCAGCATGGGATTCCTCGTGAGTCAAACTACCATCTAAATTCAAATATTGACCATGATTATGCCCAGTTGGGTTCCAATGTCCTCCCAGGGATTTACATCCCTGGTGTATATCTCCTAATTCGTGTATATGTATAGCACGAGTTTTATACGGTGTTAAACCTGATAAATCAATATTAACCCTAACAGGTGAACAGACAGTTTCTTGTTGAAAAGTAACTTTACCATGAACTCCCGTAGGTTTAATTCCTATTGAACTTAATTTAGGATTGTTAAGTTCAGGGTCAAACCATGCTATTGCATTAATTGGATCTTTATTTTGGAAATTGCTCATTTTTATATAGAGTTAATATTTTTAAATATTAACTACGCTAGAATTCACGAACTAACTTCGATTTTACATTTAATACACATGGCATTCAATTCTTGTGTAACCAACTTACTAACATATGGTATATTGACTTTGACTATATTATCAGAATTACAACCCTTGCAAAAAACAGGTGTAGTCGCGAAATTACCACAATCATTACAAATACTTGTGGTATACCGATCAGATTCCTCGTACAATCTTTCCCGTAAAAATTTAGAAGAACCATGACTAATCATACAATCCCTCTCCATTTCTCCAAATCTCAAACCACCTTCACGACTCCTACCTTCTAATGGCTGCCTAGTCAGACTTGCATTCGGCCCTTGGGATCTTGCATGTATTTTATCACTAACTAAATGTTTCAAACGTTGATAATATACTGGACCAATAAATGCTGCTCCCATTATTTGACCTGTCATTCCATTACACAATATCTCTTTACCGGTCCGTTCAAAATCATTCATCCCTAATCTATTACATAATTCATCAGCAATATTAACACTTGATTTTGTAAACGGCGTTGCATCCCCAAATGTACCCTCTATACAACACGATTTACCCAACACACTCTCCATCAATTGATTAATTGTCATTCTGCTAGGTATGCAATGAGGGTTGATGATAATATCTGGAACAACTCCATTTTCTGTAAACGGCATATCTTCTTGTCTATACACCATACCACATGTACCTTTTTGCGCAGCCCTAGAAGCGAATTTATCACCCACTTCCGGGATTCTGATTGTTCTTATTACTATTTTAACCAATTTATAACCATTAGGTGTTATCGATGTAAAAATACGATCAATATAACCTTCCTCACCCTTCTTAATTACTAAACTGGCATCGCTAATCTCCTCCGGTCCCGATTTACTACTTTGTATCAATGTCTTTCCGATAATAATATCACCCAATTCTACATAGATGGAACCACCCCCGCAAGTCTTACCATTTTCATCTGTATATACCGGATGACGTAATCTTACAATTCCATCTTTATCCAACAAACTATAATTGCAATCTTTGCGTTGCTTGTCTAATGGGGGAATCCCAATACGTTCAGTCGTATATGTACCCTGCTTTTTCTCCTCCTCCGTATGAGTTCGATATGTATGGGCCCAAAATAATCCTCGTTGTATTGCACTGTAATTTATAATCACCGAATCCTCTTGATTAAAACCAGTATAACAACATATAGCCACAATACAATTTATACCCGATGGCATTTCACTAAAACCCATCATATCAGCCGCCTTTGTACTTACCAATGGTTTTTGCGGATATGTTAGTACATGTGTAACTGTATCAGCCCGAACCAAATGGGACATGGCAAATATACTCATCGCCTGCTTTCCCATAGCTGCCTGATAACAGTTGCGGGGCGAATTATGCACACAGAATGTGTCACCACATAAAAAACTCTGATTTGCCGATACCGTAGTAATATCCGATATAATAGTTTCTGTACTCTCTTTTTTACTTTCTAGTGGAAGAAAGATCGTCGTACTAGCATATTTAATCTTAGATCTCCATTCTTTCACAGTTAACAACCCTTTCGGGAGACCTACTTTAACACCTGTAAGTTTTAACAAATTATAGACAACTTTAGTATTTATACCAAGTTTTTCAGCAATTTGACTACGTGGAAGATGCTTCATTGACTTTATAGAATCAATCAACTCTTTTCTTTCTTGAAATTGTTTCTCGATATATTTAATATATTCTACCAGAATACCACTTTCTATATTTTTATGCACATCGTATCTGTAACCTATTAAATCGTAATACTTGATCAGATTAGTTCTTTCTGATGATATATAATATGATACTGTTACCATATTTTCATATTTCTTATTTTTTACCTCTGTAACATCACCAACTTTAATATCAAAATACCTAAACAGGTTCACAATTCCTGTCATATAATCTATCACACTATTCTTATACAGCGTATTTATATTTTTTGAGGTTGTAGATATATGTATATGTATTTGTTTGTCCGAACCAGACTTAATTTTTGATCCGTCCCCACCTTGAAATCCTCCTAAAAATTCTCTTTTAACCATATCAGATCCTTCTTCTATCCACCAAGGCAACGGATTATATTGCTGCTGTGACTTTTTACCAAATAAACAGCCAAGAGCAACAAACATAGCCGGGAAAGATCCAGAATACTCTACACGATATGTTGAACCAAATCCTTCTTTAGATGTGTACCTAGCCTGTTTGTATTTAAATCCTAGTCTAGAAACATCTTCAGCGAATAACTTTACACTGTGTTCATGTCCAAAGTCTCCAGCTAATCGTACAATACCTTTCTCTGATATTCCAATCCAACAATCCGTAGATATGAATCCCATTAATCTAGAAATAATATACAAATTTGGGTTAGTAGTTTTTAGAGGTAATAAACCTGACAACTCCTTAGAATATCTTTTCACTAATTTCGATTTAATACCTGCACGAATACAATTTTCTGTGAATTCCTTCTCTGTCAGGATACATTCTTCCTTCGACACCTTAGAAGATACAGGTTTTGGTTCTGTCGAAACACCTACAAGTGTTTCTCCGCAAGTCATATGCTCTATTCTACACCAACCTTCCGAAGTCATGAATCGATGATCGTAAGTTGCTGTGATTTTCCTACCGCTTATTGTTGTAAGTTCAAACAGTTGTTTATCTGTTTTGTTTGTATATACATGAGATACTTTAGTGATACTTTGTTGCTGTGTTTCAGGATCAAATGTAATAACTTCATCATCAACTCTAACATCACATATTTTCTTAACACTGCCATCTGCCATATATACAGGCTCTTGATTATATATACACTGGGAATGATCTGGGAACGGAATAATTGACGCCATTACACCAAGCATCATTGCTGGTGCTATTTCACAATAATCATTCTGATATTTAGATAACTCCTCTGGACTAAACGCAACAACTGCCGTGCTAATTTCATTATTATCAACATATTTGATCAATTTCTTCTCTACTAATTCATCCCAGACAATTCCATCTTCTGGTGTAATTTCTAATTTATCATCTTTTACAGTAAAAACAGGTCTCAAAAGTCTCCCCTCATCTCCATAAATATTTATTTCTTGATCAACATTATCATAATTCACAGATACATCGTAAGGTAATATTTTGATGTCTCGAAAATCTTTTACCTCATCAATAAAATCATACGGATTATGTGTTACACCAATAAAAGAACCATTCACAAATATCTTGGTAACTTCATCAATACTATCCACTTCTTCAAGTAAAGTAATATTCTCACATGTTTCCATCACTTCCTTAATCAAAACAGTAGGAAATTTCTCCGATATCTTTGTTAACAAAGATAAATTCAATACTATACCAACCGGCTGACCTTCCGGCGTCTCCGATGGACATAAAAACATAATTTGAGACGGATGAATCTGTCGAATCTTTGTATTTTTAGACTCCTTACCTATTGAAATACATACACGTCTTAAATTTGATAATGTAGCACCATAAGATAATCTTGATAATACCTGTGATACACCCGTTCGTATATAACTATTCTTCGGAACTCCCCAATTACCTGTACTAAAACAATGCCTCAAACCATTAGTAATAATAGGTAATCTAGAAATAACACTCATAGCATCCGGAGACTGCTTCTTCTTTTCAATACTTGTTACTATTGCCAAACAATACTTCTTAAATAACTGCCTCACCAACTCATAACATAATGTACCAGAACATTCCACTCTCTTATTTATATAATCATCCCTATCATCATCCTTACGATAACCAAAATATGTAGACAGCAACTTATTAATAATATGCCCCAAAAAATACGCGATCTCTTTGTTCTTAACTGTAACACCCATGTGAGGGAACAGCTCATTCTCAACTACTTGTAGTGCATAATCAGCATGCTCAGACTCCTTCAATGTATGCATGGAATGTTGCCCAATAAATTTGAGCGCATTATGTTTAGTACTTTTATTCTTATAATCATTCTGCTCCTCGCTAGATAAATTTCGCCATTGCTTCTGTATTTCGGTGGGGGAATATTTTTCCTTATTACTTTCGTTATAAAATGAAAAACCATCCGTTTGATCAACACAAAAAAACGAATCACGATTAATCAACTTAATAATCTTATCCATTTTATTAGTATTAATACCAATCAGTTTTAACACATCATCATCTTGTAAATATCCAAGTCCCTTGAATACCACACCTACAGGGATATTTTCCTTTATGTAAGGCAGAGAAAATACAATGGTTCTATCATCAGAACCTATCATCGCTTTCAATAACGCCGAATGCCCAGTCTCCTCAGACATACTTCTAATCTCGGCTACATACTTAAACTTATCTCCTTGTTTTTGCTCAAACACTTTTGGTATGTTATAAACAAAACGTAACTGAGGTATCAAAACCCTCTCCTTACCCTTAATAATAAAATACCCTCCCTCATCCTTGTCACATTCTAACGCCTTAATACGTTCGCTAGCGGTCATACCCGTTAGATAACACTTACTACTACGCAACATGATTGGTACACGTCCAATAACCACCCGCAGATTAGTTTCAACTTCTGGTTCCATACCATCTTGTTCCAAAACAGTTGTTACCGTAACGTAAATGGGAGAATCGTATGTTAAATCTCTTTGACGAGCTTCAGACGGGTAAAAAACATGAATTGACCTATCTTCCTCTATCAAGATCGGGGAGGGAACATATATATCACTAAAGGATATCGTATATTTGTCATACGATTCACTAGATTTCTCTTCCTTTTGTTTAGTAGTAATTACTATAGGAGGTTCTTCCGTAAAAATTTGACTCAACCTATTATTAATAAAATTATTAAACGACTCCGTCTGATGTTGAACAAATCCAACATTCTCAAAATTATTACGTAAAATATCCCAACAGCGTTCTTCTGTCACCATTTCTACTTTTTTAGAGCTAACTGCATTTAAATTTCAAATTTATTATAACACTTATAATAAATGCCTTTCGTTAATTCACGACAACGTGCTGCTTGTTACGCACAAGCGCGTGCTGCTAGAAAGCGAGGAGAATCCCCCAAATGGGACTGTAAAAAATGGGACAGACATAAAACACCACGGAAGAAGTCAGTTAGAAAATCCCGCAAACCCATCCGTAGGAGATCTAAAAGTGTTAAGAGAAAATCCCGCAAACCCATCCGTAGGAGATCTAAAAGTGTTAAGAGAAAATCCCGCAAACCCATCCGTAGGAGATCTAAAAGTGTTAGGAAAAGAAGTAGAGTTGTTCAGCACAAACCTAAATATCCAAAAAGCGTTAAGAAAAGTGTTAAACCTAAATATAAAAAATATCACAGTAGGCGTCGGATTAAAAAATCTATACCTCAACAACCACCTACTTTACAGTATCAAATGTCAATAGAAAATCCAAGGAATCTCCTTAGTATAACTAACCCAATAAACATCAACAGACGTCCTTATACGCCTTTATATAGAGATCGTGTTCCACAGCCTCCGAAGGGTTATGACCCTAGCATATTGCCTACAGGACGTTCCAGATTCAAAAAATATACTAAAATGAAACGCCGTTTAGATGAAGATAATTCCACATACCCTTCTAAACAATTGAAATTATCAATTGAAAATATTTGTAAGAAGCTACAGTGTTATACACGAATTAACGAAATTAGTCTCAATGTTATTAAGGATTATAATACAGAAAAATCTCGAGAAGATATGTTCGAAGATTTATTTACTTTCATGTGGGGTAAAATTATGTCAGACCCTATTTTTAATCTAAAAATGGGTATAAATCCGAATTTAAAAATACTAGTGTATCCTTATATGGTTGTAGATTTACTCTATGGTAAAGACTTATTATATCAAATTACTAACTTTATTAAGAAAATAAAGGCGCTGGATACCATGTCGGAGAGCGATCATATTACTCCTTTTGAACTTGGTACTCCTAATCATATTATTCCTGGTATAATACGTTGGCGTACAAAAACAATTGAAATGTATGATATGAATGAAGTAGCATCGGAAATAGTTATGCAAAATGCACTTGAAAAAGTAATGAGAGTAGAAAATCCAATGAATGAAGAAGGACTATGGAAATGGAAGTGGGATTTTTCGTGTGCTCCATTCCATAGTGAAATATTAAAAGAGGTTCATAAGTGCGCTCAAGAATATAATCTAACTTTTCCAGAGGGACTGTGTGCGAGTATTTCAATTTTTATGGTTATCAAAAATTTACAAGCTCCTACTAAGAGTTTATCGGAAATTTATCGTGAAGTGTCTGAAAGGTTAGTAACGCCAGGTGGAATTAAAGGAGTATTAAATGAGATGCTTAAGTATTTTGAGTTATTAAACGAATGGTATGGGAAGTTCTATTGTTTTTTCATGGATTGGGAACCAGAAAAACAATTTTGTTTATATAATAAGGATCAATTCAAATGTCAACCGCCTGCTTCATCGTCACCTGATCTCAGTAATGATGATTTATTAGAAAAAGATTTATTAGGAGAATTTTATGCTTAACACAGTATAAAATTGATTTTATAACATATTTTATTTGTTATAAAGTGATAATGGACGCTATATTAGATGAACTTGAATCAGAATATCCTGAATTTTCGAATCTGACTATCGGAGAGGGAACAACAAGTTTAATTAAGAAGAGTATAAGCAAAAACAATATTGTTATGAAACCTATTATTTATACAGATGGTTCATGTTTACGAAATCCAGGACCAGGTGGATGGTGTTTTTGTGTTATATACGAAAATGGTGAAGAGTGGATGGTATCTGACGGTGAAGAGGAAACTACTAATAATCGTATGGAGTTAACAGCTGTGATTGAAGCTTTAGATTTTGTGAGGAAAGATTGTGTTATTTATACAGATAGTCAGTTGACAATGAAGTGTGGAAAGGGAGAATGGAAGCGGAAAGTTAACTTGGATTTGTGGAGTAAATTTGATGAAATGAGTAATGGTATTGAAATAGAATGGAATTGGGTAAAAGCACATAATGGAAATGAATATAATGAGATTGTTGATAATATGGCAAGGGAAGAAGCAAAAAGAATGAAAAATTTAAAATCTTGTATGAAATAAAAAAATGGCTAGTACAGGAGAACCATCAGGATCCGTTAGCAACGGATGCTCTTATGCTAATTTACAGAATTATAATATTACCCCACAAGGCGCTGGTTACATGAACGCTCCCGCCGTTCCAAATTCTACCATGCAGAATGTTTATTTAGTTCCCAACTTCAGCTCGATTGGGTACAACGCCCTAACGCACGGTCTTACTACCCCAACTTGCAGTGGATTTTTTAACATTACCAACGCTTATGGCAAAGGTGCTAACAATTGCAATGCGCAATATGTTAAGCAGTCGTGCAACCCACCTTAAATTTAGTAATATCTTATATGTTTCAACATATAAGATAGATCAATCAGTTCCAGTATTAGCTGTTCTTGTTTGATTACCGGCGTCTTGATATAGACGTGTCCCGTTTAATCCTTTATATTTACCCATAGTGTTACGTATTAACATATCTTCATCTTCTGGATTATTTATGTTTTTGATTAGGGTTGTTATTTTATTGCGACGTAGTTTTCTGGCTTGATTGCGTAATTGTAGTCCTATTCTTCTCAAGGGTTGGTATGTGTATGATTCGGTGTTCTTTTTCTTAATATATGCGCAGACTCCCATAATGATAATAAGTATAGTTAAAATTGTGAATATCACAACTGCTATATGTATTTTGTCGATTCTGTTCATTTATATGATATAAATATTATATTTGACCTAGTAATTTAAAATTTTTGATTATGGCATCTAACATAACTGTATTATCAAAACAAATTTTATCTAATTTTAACGATATATTTTCAAGTATTGTTCTGACGTTTAGAATATTATGTATAATATCTTCCTTAGTATCATGAATATTTTGTATATCAAGTTTGTATTTTGAGAGTTCATGTGTCTTCTGTATATCTGTGTGTAATCCCTTGACACTTGTATCTTTTTCGTATTTAGTTGTTATATCTAACATTTTTTCCTGATTTGCTTTCTCTGCTTTAAGGAGATTTGCTAACATTGTTTCTAATTGCATAAGATATAGGGAGTATTTTTCCTTACGCTGTGTAATAGCTACACATGATTGCGTAAAATTGTTTTTGAATTCCATCATATTATTGAGGTTGTGTGTATGTTTGTGATGATTCCTATTCAGTAAACGTTGAATACCTTGTTTAATAGTATTAATATCAGTAGATATAGAGTCAAATTTTTTGTACAAAGTTTCTAAGTCTATACTTACGAATAATTTTCTTTGTTTATTACCACGTAAATATGGCACTATAAACCCCTCGAAGGTATCATCTCTTCTAATACAGCACAGGTAGTTATGATATACAATACACAGTTTATATCCAAGACTTTGTACGCAAAAGCCTAGACGTTTTAATTGTCTAAAAATATCTCTCAGTTCGTTTAGGTCTTTTTTATTGACATCCTTTAGGGATAATGCATGATTATAATTTTCATGTAAATGCTCCTCCATATTTTCAGTAGATACATTAGTATCTAGGGGTAAATCAAGTTGGCCGTATTTTTGATCTAATTCAAAGCCGTCGGGTTCTCCAGCATAATTAGCGGGCACAGTGCCATCTTCGTTTATTTCTAGGTATTTTAGTGAAAATACGTTGTCGGCTTTATACACGTTTATTTCGTATTTACTTGGTATATATATCATAAATACTTCAGCGTTGTTTTTACTGAGAACCTCTAGGTATACAATTTTGTCGTCAATTGTGTATATTTTTTTGATAACAAAGTTAAATTTTCCAAGAAGTTTGTCTAACTTATTGATAGATAATGTCATTTATTACTGAAAAGTTATTGATTTAAAACCTTATTTTAGAAATCTTAAAATGCTAACACCTCAACAAGATCAGTTTGATAATAGTAGTGTTGATTCACTCAATAATCTACCGGTAGATAAAAATCCTCCATCCCATAATGAAATCCATCTAATGGATACTTTTTTTAAGCCAGAAAATAAGTTTACTGTTAATGCAATTATACAAGAATCCAAGGACTCAGTAATAATTGCATTTCTATTTGTTATACTGTCAACGTCTCACATGGATTCCCTAATTCATAAAATACTACCAATGACTGAAAAATCTAATTATATAATGTTGTTACTAAAAGGGATAATCATTGGAGCTAGTTTTTGGTTAATCAAACATTTTTATCTATCTAAAAATTCTTAATTCTTCTTCTGATAAAAAAATCCATATAAACCAGTAGATAAAACACCACCAACTACTGCGGTAAATACAATATATTTATTCCAAGAAAATTTTTCTTCTGTTTCGCCTGTATTAGTGTCCATTACATCTTCCTTAATAAATTTAGGTTTCCAAATATATAATAATATGGCAATGATAACAGGTATAATTAGATATAATATAACAGTAGAATTTTTACCTATTTTAAATTTAAAATTTCTCAAAAAAGGTGTACTTTTGGGTCTTTCAAATGAATTTTTAAGATCAGTTTCCACATGTTCTATTTCTGTGAGAGGTATGGTTTTTGTCATATCATTCACTTTATGAGATAATTTGTTAATTATATCTTCTATGTTATTATCTTCCAGTGACATTCTATTTATAGTTATAAATAGAATATTTTAGACTACTATTCTTGGTATTTTGGATCCCAGTAAGTAATACGACCATCTGCAGTTTTGGTTCTTTTAGCGTGTTTTTTACCATATATTTTAAGTTCCTTAATATCATAATGGCAAGTTCCATCCTCATCCAAACATTTTTTGATTGTTGAACCCCACATGTTATAAGATAATCTAGGTATAATCTTTAATCCCTCATAGAGTATTTCTATCTCCCTTTTATTCAAATTAGATACTTTTCTCATTGGCGAGATCTTAGCGTAATACAATATTTCAGCCTTCAAATAATTACCACAACCAGATATTACTTCTTGGTCCATCATAAACGCTGTTATATTACGTTTATTATACTTTTTGATAATTTCTTTAAATTTATCCAAACTAAACTCCCTAGACATTATATCTGGACCCAAACTATCTAATTTTTGTTCCAACACTTCTCTATCAGACGTAAATTTAATTGTAGCAAAACTTCTAGGATCACAAAACCACATAGTTTTGCCCTTACCGGTTTCTAGAAACCATTTCGCATAATCATTATATGACTTTTGCCATCTACCAGTCATCATCAGGGAGTGTAATATATAATATTCCTTGTCATTATCCTTTTCATCTATAAAAATAAAATAAATAAATTTACCCTTACAATTTACTTGATTCAATCTTAATGGTAAAGCATTATTAAATTCAACAAATCCATCTGGATAATTATCAGGAAATTTTCCACCACAAAATACCCATTCATTTACAAGTTTACCTTGTAAGTTCTTATTCAAATAGTCTATAGTAGATCTACATTCTGGACCTTCTGGCATTTTGTACTTTACTTTAAATCTACTTATTAAAAATCATTTTTAATAACTAGATTCAACAAAAATATATTAGTACTAATATATTTTGCAATATGTTCCCACAAGCAGATATTCATGTCTTGAATTATTTACTCATCAACTAATTCATCATCATCATCCTCGTCCTCGTCATCCTCGGGTTCATCATCAATAAGATATTCATCGTCAGAACACACATCCCCCTTGTGTTGCAATTTTTCCAACACATTTACTATATCTTCAGCAGTTTCGTTCGTGTCATTGATAGCCTGAGTCAATTTCTTCTTTACTACTTTAGCACCTGAATTTAACGATGTGTTATCAGGAATCGCTGTAATAGATTTAATAGCTCTGGTAATATTATCTTCTGATTTTTCTTCACTAAAACCACCAACCTCTTCTTCATCCTCAGGCTCTTCCTCAGGCTCTTCCTCAGGTTCTTCTTCAGACTCTTCCTCGGGTTTCTCCTCAGGTTTCTCCTCAGGTTTCTCCTCGGGTTCCACTTCATCAAGATCAATACGAAATCTTCTTGATTTACACAATTCAACATCCGCAGGAGATAATTTTTGCAATTTATCGTTGACACATTTGCCAATAACTATGGGACCATCGGGTTTATCCTGTCGAAAGACCATATCAGTTTCTGGATGCCAGAAACGACACAATATAGAATGTTTTCGTAATTTGAGGACTGGAGACTGTCCAGATTTGGGAGGTGTTTTAGGTATATTTACCAGTTTTTTGTTAGGTAAAACCTTTTTCTCTTTTGGAGTAGTATTTTCATACTTTTTGTGTTTGGAACAATATGTTTGCCCTTTGAGTGGAGTAGCGCCACAACATTCACCTTTCTTTTCACCCCTAGTGAAAACATACGGACATGATACAGAAGTTTTAGATTTTACATGATTAGTTCCTTCCGAAGAGACCTCGGAAGCATCCTCTGATATTTCATCTGAGCTTTCCTGTTTGATAGGTTTGGGTTTGGGTTTGGGGGGTTCTTTCTTGGGGGGTTCTTTCTCATCGGGTTTTTGTTCGATAAACTCAAACCAGCATTCTAATAATTCTGTTGACTCGATATTATATTTTTCGGCAATAATCTCGTTATAATCCATAATCATATCTGTTATTTTGTCTTCTAGACATTTGAGAACTGTAGACATGTTTCCAATTTCAACTGGAAACATAGTTTGAAAAATCGAATTTATTTATGTTTCTTTTTTAACTTTTCCACCGGTTGCACCACATTGATAATCTTCTTGTATTAAATTTTCTTTTCTGAACCATTCCAGTAATTCTACACATAATGGTTCACGTTTTTTAGATCCCCAGTATATGACTTGATGTATTTTATCTGGGGACATCAGTGGTACAGTCTGTGCGTTATACATGGAATTTCCACTTTCATCTTGAATTGCACCACTTGCTCCAACATTAGAAATACCTTTCATTCTACTGACTATATGGGTCCACAATATTTTAGAATTATTAATATCCTTAGATGATATTCTGGCATATTTTCTATTAGAATTAGATAATGCTGGTAACCAAGTGTTCATGTTTATGTTGTCAGGTATTGGTATATTTAATTTATTAATAGCTAAATTATATAAGTCTTTTGCGTCAAATGTTCCACAAACACGTCCAGTAGTAACTTTATGTTTCTTCTCGGGTATTGGTTTTGATACATCCCTGATGCAGAAATGTCCACCGTTGGGATTATATAAAGCATAATAACCGTAGGGATTTGTTTCTAAGTCTTTCTTCTTTTCTTTCCTTAAATTCAATATCTTAGAGTCATATTCATCTGTACAATTTTCCCATGTGTTTGATTTGAGACATCTGAGTATTCCCATATCTTCGTATAGATACCATGAGACCCAAACACCGTCTATTTCCTTGTAGTAACTATCGAAATATTCTAATATAATGTTTCTGAATGCAATATTAGCGTTTTTATTTATTTTTCTGGCTAATATACTAGATTCGATAAGATCTTCATGTAATTCTATTGGAATTTGTAATAACAATTGTTTAATAATATTTTGGTCAGTACTTGCACACATTTGTTCTATTATTTGGGGTAATTTTGTTTGGTAAATATTATCAATTATTTGATAGAAATTTGTATCAACAATGATTGTAGGGTATTCACTGTAATAATCTGTTGAGTACCCTCCTATAACAGATAAGCTATCAATTAAGAAGAAGATATTGTTACTTTCTTTGATATAAGCTACAAACCCGTATTTGTTTTTGATTGGTATGTTTTTATTGATCATAATGTATAGGGCAGATAATATTTCAAACTTTGTATACTCGGTAAAATATAAGTAGAATGTAGTTAAGTCTATACTAAATACATATTTATATAAAGATATTATTTCATTTATGATATCGTCAATGTTCGACATAGAGTAGTAAAGTTGAAAAGTTGAAAAGTCTAATTCATCAGGTTCTAGGGTGTCTATATTTTGCATTTGAATGCCATCACATTCGTAATCACACTCAAGGTATTCACAATTTCTATCCCCGTCATCAACATCGTATAATCTATTTCTATTAAAATTTAAGGCACAATCAAATGAGGCCTCTTTCATAACGCGTTCTACACCCTTAATACTTATATCTTTACGTTCTGATAATTCGTACATATATAAATCTATACTGACTGGCGGATCCATCAAAGTTGGATCTGGAACTGCTATTCTTTGATAGACACTAAGTTGCGGGTTGATACCAACACCTATTAAATATCGATGCGATCCCAATCTATAACCCCTAGCAATTGCTTGTGCTATTTCTGAGTAATTGAACCATGGATTTTGTATTTCTTCTACTTGTATGTTTTGGAAAGAAAATCCCTCTTTTAA